CGTTTTCCAAACATCTGCAATCTTGAGTTCCATTGCATTCTTGACTTGGATATGGACATAAACCAAATTCTTTTTCGTTTTCTTCTGCCACTTCCTCTGCATGTTTGATAGCTTCTTCAAATGTCATACTCATCACCGTCCTCCACTTCGATTACTGTCTTCGGCAATCTGACTGCCGTATAGTTCAGCAGTTTCCTTACCGTTGTTACCTTCAATCCGTATTTAATTGCAACCGTTATCTTGCTGTCAATGTCAATCAAATCTCCATGCGGAGTAGTAACTTCCACAAGAGGACATTCATCAAGTCTTCCTGTTTCTCCCTCTTCTCTTGTATATTCAAACCCAGTAAATGGGCAGTCCCATATATATTTTGAATCTGAGCCATCTCCCCTAAGTTTACAAGTCAAACAGTTCTTCGGCATTTCCATGTCTTTTATTAACACGCTCATTCCACATCACCTCCGCCTTCGTCTGCATCGCATATGCATTTCTCATCGTTGACATCTGCTATCGGGCTACGTGTGCAGCCAAACCCATCAAAGTACGGACAATGCTTACACATACAATCACCCCGCATTCGTCTGTTCAATTCTCACGCATCCCCAGCCGCCTACACAGAAATACTTGTTATTTGCCTTGCAGGGCATTCTCCAGACGTTTTTGACGCTCTTGCCACTACATGTATCCTTAGCCTTCCAGATGAGCTTAAAAGCGATTGCAGGGGCTTGCACGTCTTCCTGCCAGACGAGCTTAAACCCGCTCGGTGTGTACCCGATGTATCTCTGCTCATATCCGCCGTTGTTGAATTCGCGTATCCGGTAGTATCCGTCATACTCAGACGGGAACATGACAAACATCTGAGAGTTGCTCCCGTTCGGCTTCTGCCACGTCAGCTTGTTACCTTTCGCAGTAAGCACCCAGTCATATACAGGGTGATGGATGATGACGGTCGGTGCGATTCCGTCAAAGGTGAAATTCTTCTCGATGTAACATGATTCTGCATTCGCTGTCACGATCATGATTGCCGTGATTGCGATTGCGATGATAAGTGCCGTGATTGTCTTGAAAATCTTATTCATGATTTACTCCTCTCTGTTTCTCAACACAAAATCTTCTGCTGCATCAGGTCTTTCGGGAACTCCAGCTTGACGCCCGTTTCCGCTTCCAAACAAGCCACTATGTCATGCCAGTCAATGCTCCCTTCCATCAGTGCATCGATATGGCGGTTAAATTCCTTCTGGAACCGGAGGAGCCTTTTCGCTCCCCACTGGTTCTGCTCGTAGAGTATCAGCATCGCCATGGCCTGCACACTGCTGTAGCAGTAGCATTTCATGGTCAGCGTTGCCGCGTCCAGCTGCTTCTTCGTCATCGGGAGCGTGATGCCTGTAGACCGCCTCATGCGTATCATGCGGTTCAGCTCGTCCGAAACACGTCCGCCGTCCTGTTCGACTTCAAGGGCTGTCCGCCGTGCGGTCTCAAGTCCGCGGAGGAAACCCTCAAATTCTGCGTCTTTTTTGCTCATGTCTTAATCTCCTCTCACATCCTCACATCGAATCCGCCCTTGATGACGTCGGTCTTTAACGCCTCGAATTCGTTCCAGCTGAACTTCCGCCCTGCCTCGTACGCAATGCCGGCAATTTTAAGCATCTTGTTGCGGTACTCAACCTTGTTAATTTCGATCAGGTCGCGGATGGCCTTAATCTGCGCTTCAGTGATTGCACCGTTCGCGCCATCCATATCGTCAAGCACTTCACCGATATTGTTGTAGTGGATCCGCTTACTCTCCGTGATTTTGACTTTGCCTTTATGCCTTGAAATCATCGTCTTAATCTCTCCTTTCCTCGTTCTGCCAAATTTCTATGACGTCAAATATGATTTTCTTAAAAACCTCGTGCCTGTTCGTGATGACCGCGGCGTCATGCATGAGCATGTCCCAGTCCCTGGGAGATTCGTTATGTTTTTTGATGAACTTCCACATGTCGTTTATGAACTCCCACCATTTACGGGCTGCCATCACTTCACCTCTTCAATCTCGATATAGATCCCGGGGACATTCGCCCAGAACTTCTCGACCAGCTCACTGCACACGAGTGCATCGTCCTTCCAGAAGTGCAGGCTCGTCATGACATCCTTGAGCAGCTTCTGCAGGTTGTCCGTGTCCGGCTTCGATGTCCGGTACTCGCCGTGCTTGTGGTTCCCGCTGATTGGAAAGCACCACCGCACGATCAGTCGGATCCCGTCCTCATACGGCACGTCTGGCCTGTGCCTTGCAAGGTGCGCCTCGAGTTTCGACCTGGCGTCCTTCAGCTCCGGAGGCTCGTAGAAAATCGGCTTCCTGTTCTTTGTATTGACCTGCTTCTCCTGATACGTTGCGGTTGGCGGAATCATCGCTACAAAAAATTTATCGCTCATGTGTCACACCTCGAATAAGTCCGTTATCATCTCCACGTAGTCAAAGAAATCGGAAACGTCCTGCATGCTGATCGAATCGTTCTCGTCGATGTTCTGTTCAAAACACCAATCTCTGAAAAGTCGTTCAAGTTCTTCTTTCATTTTTCTTCTCTCTCTTTTCATCCACATTGCCGCCGCATGTGTAGGTGGGTCCCCTTTTGGAACAAAGGGGCGGACTCAGAGCCCCCTTTGTCCAAAGGGTACCAACACATGCATATGTGGCTATATATACCCCCGTAGGGGGTACCGTATTTTGCAGCGTGCAAAATAGGAATTTTCGTCCTTTTTTGCAAATATGTGCAAAATAGGAATTTTCGTCCTTTTTTGCATGCATCAATTGTTGCGAAGATAGCCGTTTGAATCGATGCTGTACTTGCCGTTGAACAGCTTTAAGCGGTCCTTGAGAGTGCGTTCTTTGTACCCGACACTGGTCAAAAATTCGTCCTTTTTTACTTTTCCTTTGCCCTCGACGTCGAGCATTTCAAAAGTCTGTTCGAACTCGGATCGCATCTCATCGTCCCGTTCTTCCTTTGTCTTCGCCCGCTTTCCGGACTTCGCAAGATTGCGTTTGCTTCTCGACCGCCCGTCCTCATCAGGCTTGATATCCTGCAACATGCCGGTCGTGTCCACCTCGTGAATCGGATATTTGAACCAGATATCTACCGGCTTGAACCGTTTGAATTCTCGAAGCGTACCGTCTACCCGAAGACCAGAATAAGCGTCCGCTTCCTCTTCCGCGGCAAGCATGACATTGAGAAATTCACCAAGCCATTCCGTGATGCCTGTCCTGTCTTTTACTGTGTTGTAGTAGTCTTCCGGCATGTTGAAGTCGTGAGCCTGCGGGAGCTCTGCCCATATGTCTTTGTGATTTGCCTTCAGCCATTCGCTTCCGGCTTCCAGAGCCGTATTTCTTACGGTCTGACGCTTTGCATCCTCGGTGAGAGGAAGCTCAATCAGGTCGAGAAGCGCGTCGGGATCGCGTCCGAAGACGCCGGATCCGGAAGCTCTGTCCATGGACTTCTTACCGCCCTGAGCGCCTTTACTATGATGGTGGACGTATACGACAGCTGCTCCTGTCTCCGTTGCGATACGGTCAAACTGGTTACAGAACTTGGCCATCTGCTCTGCGGAATTTTCGTCTCCTGTCAGCACCTTGTAAATCGGGTCTATTACGATGACCTTGTAACTGTGCTTCTTCGCACGTCTCACGAGCTTCGGAACGAGCTTGTCGATGCTCTCTGTCCGTCCTCTTAAGTTCCATATGTCAAGGTGCCTGAAAGCCTCTCTCGGCGTTCCTGTCGCCTCACATACGTCCTTGAATCGGTGCAGGCAACTATTCCTGTCTAACTCAAGATTGACGTACAGGACGCGCCCCTGAGCGCATTTCCAGCCGATCCACGTCCTGCCTGATGCAACCGCCAGACAGAACTCGATAAGCAGATAGGACTTGCCCGTCTTGGATCCGCCGACAATCAGCATCTTGTGTCCTTCTCTCAGCACGCCCTCGACCAGCTCAGGCGCTTTCGGCGGAAGGTCATCGATAATGTCGTAGATGTTTTCAAAATCGGGCAGGTCATCGTTCACGGATTCGATGTACTCTTTCCATTCATCCCATGACTTCTTACCGATATTCGTATCTACGATGTACTGTTTCTGACCGTTCCGCATGCATCCCGGGAGCCTTGAAAGCCTTGACGGATTCTTGTTCTGACGGTCGATCTCCATGCCGTTCTTCTGGCATATCTTGTAGAGGAAATCCACCCTCTTCTGATACTCTGCGTAGTTCGGAGCGTCGATCCTGACGATAGCGTGCAAACTTTTCCCGCCCGAATGCACGAGGACCGCGACCGGAAGCTTAAGCTCCCGGATCAGCGCGTTCTGCTTCTCGATGGCGAGCGTGTCAGATTCGACTAAGGCATACCTGAATTCCGTTACATTGGCGTTCTTAGCTCCGTTTCCGTCGAGAGGGTTGAATCTTACCCACGCCCCCGCATCCTTGCTGTAATCGCCGATTGCGGCTCCTATGTCGTCTTTGCAGGTAGCAAGGCGTTCTAATATGTCACTGACAAGGAAGGAGTTTCCCGCGTTCTTAGGGATATACTTCTTCTTCTCGTCATCCATCCTGCTCTGCGTCACGATGCCGACTGTCTCGCCCGGTTCGAAGAGTGTTTCGAGATACCGTTTTACTTCTCGTGCCGGGTGCCATCTGTCGGGCTGCTTAATCTCTCTTTCTTCCACCCATCCCGGGTCTATGATCTTCCCATCCGCGATGAACTCCGAATCCCAGTCCATAAATCCGCTCTGGATCTCTCTTGTCGGGTCCCAGCCGTGGTCTATTGCGAGCTGATAGATTGTCCCGCCCGTGACAGGTTCCGCGGAGCCGTGGAAAGTCTCCCATTTCCAGAGACATTCCCCCTCGTGATACCTTGACCGGTCTCTTGAGCTCCACGCCTCCCAATCCGAAGCGGAATAGCCTTCATGCTTCAAGGCCATTCCGACTTCTGTCCATTCGGTGTAGTCGCAGGATCCCGGGTCAAGATGTCTCAATATTTCTCTCAAATCATCCATTAAACATTACCTGCTGTTGTGATGGTGGGATGTATTCCACCGGATAGATGCCCTGCGGAATCCGCCAGCCGTTGCCGGCTATTCTGTCGATCATTCGCCGCGCTTCGTCAAACTGCCATGTGCCGACATGCTTGAATCCTTTGTTCTCCAGGAATCGAATCTGCTTCGGCGTGGTCAGTCCTTCTTCTCTCCGCATGTGGAGCCTGTCAAGGATCTTGGCTGCTTTGCCGGCATTCTCGATTTCCTCCGGAAAAATCCCGAACTTTTCAAGCGCCTGTTTCTGCTTGTCTGATGCGGGTGCCATCTCCCAACCGAAAGACGGGACATAGCCGGATAAATCCTCTGCCTGTATGGACATCTCGAACTGAAGCGGGTCGACGAGTTTCCGTTTCCGTGTCCGCATGGCTGCAAGCTCTTTGGCAAGGGCTTCTTCTCTCTGTGCGACAACATCCTCACTTGCCTTCTTTTCGGTCTCTTCCAGCTCCATCTCTTCCCCGGCGTTCTCTTCGAGGATCTTTGTCATCTGCTCCGCTACGTCCGCAGAATCGCAGATGAGTGACGCCGGCCGGCACAGCTCGTGCTTTTCCGTCATCCAGAGGAAGTCAAGCAGAAGAAGATGGTCTTTCCCCGGATAGAGTCGCGTCCCACGCCCTACCATCTGGCAGTACAGCCCTCTTACTTTTGTCGGTCTCAGGACCACGATGCAGTCCACCGATGGACAGTCCCAGCCTTCCGTAAGAAGCATGGAATTGCAAAGGACGTTGTATTTCCCGGCTTCGAAATCAGCAAGGTTTTCCGCCCTGTCTTCGCTGTCCCCGTTCACTTCTGCCGCCCTGAATCCGCGCTTTTCCAGAATGTCCCTGAACTTCTGCGATGTTGCTATAAGCGGAAGGAATACCACCGTTTTTCTGTTCATGCAGTGTTCTGCCATCTGGTCCGCGATCTGGTCAAGATACGGGTCGAGTGCCGTTCCTACTTCGCCGGCCTTGTAGTCACCTGCCGCTATGCCTACGCCCGAAAGGTCGAGCTTCAGCGGAATGGTGAGCGCCTTTATCTTGCAGAGATAGCCCTGCTTTATTGCCTGTGTGATGCGGTATTCATAGGCTAAGCTGTCGAATACTTCGCCCAGGTTCTTCATATCGCCCCTGTCAGGCGTTGCCGTCACACCGAGCACCTTCGCACCGTCGAAGTAGTCTATGACGTTCCTGTAAGATGGTGATAGGGCGTGGTGTGCCTCGTCGATGATGATGGTGCCAAAGTGATCCGGCTTGAATCTGTCAAGCCTTGACTGCCTCATGAGTGTCTGCACGCTTCCGACCGTTATCCGGTAGAAACTGTCGAGGCAGGATTCCTCAGCCTTCTCTACGGAGCATCCGAGTCCCGTTGATTTGGCTATCTTGTCTCTTGCCTGGTCGAGCAGCTCTCCCCGATGGGCGAGGATGAGCACCCTGTCGCCCATCCTCACGCGGTCTTCAGTTACCTTTGCAAAACAGATCGTTTTTCCTGTTCCTGTCGGGAGCACGAGGAGCGTTCTCTTGACGCCTTTTCTCCATTCATCTTCAATGGCGTTTACGGCTTCTTTCTGATAGGGTCTCAGCTCCATCTTTGCCATTTAAAATCCTCTCTTCCATGCCGGAGCAGTTGCCGAAGGATCGCAGTAGCGGTCGATCTGGTTGCTCTGTTTTATATTTCCATCTCTACCCTTGTATTCACTGATGCTGACTTCGCACTGTCCGCCTCTTGTAATCAGCGCCGGCCAGTTCATGCGGAGCTGCTCACCCTGCTTAACAAGTCCCACCGAAATAAAAAGCTGTGAAATCTTCCATTGGAAATTTCTATGAAGGGTGAACTTATCTTTCAGCTTAACCTCGACTTCTTCACCTGCTTCATTCTTTCCGGTGACGCGGAATGTGACAACCGCCTCAGGGCAACCCGCGTACATTCTGGGGTTTCCATCGGCTTTTTTATCCGGTACATACGTGCGCTCAACGTCCTCAATTACAAAGGGATACGTACCTGCAGGAAGGGGTTTCCATTCCGGGGCTGTAGCGTCCGCTTCGAACGCGTCTTCCCATGTCATGAATTCTTCATCGTGAGTGTATTTGTTATCTGCCATTTCAAGTCCTCCTTACTTAGTTGAATGGTATTTCTGCTTTGTTTCTTGCTTCTTTCGCCATAGCCGCGACCTTGTCAAAGTACGGAATGAGCCATCCGTCCACGAAATCATCCGGATACGTACTGACGGCCTGGTCGGGCGGGAAGTAACCCTTCGTCGATACGACATTCTGAATGTCCCATTCATCCGTGTCATACTGCCTCATGAGTCTTGCGACCTTTTCGGGGATTGCGGGATCAATCTCAAGCTCCCGTGCTTCTTCCTTCGGTTCTGCTTTCGCCGCGGCCTGCTTCGCCTTATGCTCCGCCACCTTCTTCTCGGCGAATGCGGTCTGCTTCGGGCTTGCGTCTTCCTTCGACTTGTCGCCGAGAACAGACTTTGCATCATATTCGCGCTTCGTGATCTCTTTTGCGTCCCGAAGAGCATCTTCAGTCGGGATCGGCTCGCCCTTCTCCACCTTCCAGAACTTGTCGCCTGTCACGAAATAGTGCGTCTTCTTTGCGACTTCGACCTTCGGTGCAGGTGCGGGTGCTTCCGGAACAGTAGGCTTGTTCATGGCGAACATCTCCTCCTCGATGATTCCCCTGATGCCTTCATAGGAGAAATCCATCTCTGACGGGAGACCGTAGCGATTCTTCGCATCCCAACACGGATGATGTTCCGTATACATGACGCGCCGGCCGCCTTTGCCCTTGCCCTTGCCCTGCTTGTCCTTGTCTGTAACGATCGTCTTGTAATTGGCGAAGAGAACCATGTCTCCCCATTCCTTAACGGTCGCGCAGATGTTGGCCTTCGGACTGTTCTGGAGCTTCAGCTCCCACCTGTCATAGCTTCCCGCCTCGTCCGGCTGTTCAAACTTCCGCATGGCCGCGTGTGCAGTGATGACGATGTTGAATCCTTTATCCGCAGCCTCAGAGAGCAGATTCAGGAGCTTGCCGAACTCTTCCCATGCTACACGGTAGCCCGTACCGTAACCGGGTGATGAAATGCTGTCCCAATGATTCTGAGCACAGACATGGTCAGCGCACATCTTCTCCGCCCAGTCAGCCGTATCAACTACGATGGTCCTGCAGGGGACATCAATATTTCCGTTTATGATTTCCTTGATATCACTGAGCATCTCCATCCATGACAGCGGTTCGATTCTCGCTACATCCATGGATGCGGTACTTCCTTCGGTATCGAGGAATACCGGATCGGGAAACTGTGCTGCAAATGTGCTCTTGCCGATTCCTTCCGGACCGTAAAGCACGACCTTCTTTGCTTTGGGAATTCTCCCCTTTGAAACTTTGATCATTTATGTCCTCCTTAGAACTCTCCCGGTGTCCATGCCTTAGCCTGGAATGTCTTCGGCGCTTCCTTCTTCGGTACGCCCTTCTTCGGTGCCTCTGCGATAGTGCCGTCCTCGATGATGATGGAGCATTCGTCACCGGTGCTGACGCGGGTGGCAATGACCTGTAATCCTTCCGCTTCGAGCCATTCGCCGAACTCTGCGAGCGTGTCCGTATCCATCTGCTCAAGCTTGTCCATGAGCACAAATCCGCATTCCGGATTGAGCTTGCGAACAATGGCGGTTGCTACGATCAGCTGTTCCGCGCTGGACATGTCCGACCACTGCTGACCTTTGTATACGAGAGCGCCTTCGCTGACGGAAAGCCCTTCAAGCGGAAGGTCCGCGGAATCGAGCAGGGCTTTGCGCTGGCTTCTTACAGCTTCCAGTTCTCCGGTCATCTTGTCGTATTCGTTCCGGAGCTGTTCCGCCTCATTTACGGCATTGGCCTTTGTGAGATTCGCCCTGATGCGGCGGTTGATTTCTTCGATATTGGCGATGCTCTCTTCGATCTCCGCCGTGTTTTCATCCTCAAGCTGGGCGGCGTCCTTCATGGCGATGGCTTCATCCTCGGCGGTCTTCTCATAAGCCTTTTTGCGCTCTTCCAGTCTTGCAGTAAGTTCTGCAATCTGATTTTCAAGCCGCTGAGCCTCGTCAAAGATACGATGCTTTTCAAACGTGATTTCCTTTACCCGGTCACGCTTGCGCTGATTCTCGCCGTTTCTGGCCAGAATCTCCTGCTGCTGTTTGATCAGATCGGAAGCACTGACCAGCTCTTCCGGTGCATCCGGATAGTATTCCAGAGCTTCCGCAAGCTTGCTCTTCTTGTCCGCGTCCCGTCCGACGAGCGTGCGTTCGCTGTAGATGAAGTTTTCCTTCTTATCCAGTTCGGCAAGTTCCTCACCAACGCCGATAATCTGCAGCAGTGTCTCTCCCTTTTCCTTGTCGGAAGCGTTCATGAACTTCGGCAGATTGAGCGCAAGCGGTTCGATGAACTCGTTAAGGAGCTTCTGACCGCCCTTGCGTCCGCTCGGATCCGTGACCTTGAGCGAGGCATTCTTACCGGATCTCTCTACAATGATGCCGTTACTGAGTTCAATTTTGATTTTTCCGGGCACCGCAGAACCTTCCCGGTTGAAGTTCTTCGGACGGTTCTTCTCACCACCCAATGCGTACACGATGCCGTCCAGAACGCTTGTCTTGCCGTTGGCGTTCTTTCCCCCGATGATGGTCAGCCCATCCTCTGACGGTGTGAACTGTACCGCCTTGATGCGCTTCACGTTTTCTGCTTCAAATGATGTGATTTTTACTGACATGAATCTCCTTTCTGTGATACAATCACAATGTCTTAATCTCTTGAGCCGTTGGGAATCCTCTCACTCCTTGCGGCTCATTTTTTGCGTGCTTTGCCTTCTTCAATCAGCTCGTAGAAGAGCTTTGTGTGATTCTTCCGTATGCGGCTAATTGCGGAACTGACGTCCTTTCTCGTCATCCCGTTTTTTTCGCCGATTTCCTTCGGTGTATATCCCTCACCGAGCAGCCGCACAATTTCTTTTGTCTTCTCGGCAATGGGTTTGGGTTGCCTACGAAGAACTACGGGCCTTGACGGGTCATCTCCGCAGGACGGCTTGTTAATTGGCGTCCACATATCCACGCCTGTCCGTTTCCGGTTCTGGAGTAGACAAAGCGTGTTGACTATGTCCCATGTGTTAGGCTTGTGGAAACGCTTAGCGAGCTGATCGTAGGTGTACTTCGGCTTGCGCTCGTATCTGAGACGCCATAATTCCTTCAGTTCTCCGCTCGTCCATGTCCCGCAGAATCCGCTCCGGTCGTTGTGTAGGTCGGTTCTTAAAAGGTTCTGATTGAGCGCGTCCTGTCTGCTCTGCCTTGCATCGTTGCTGTAGGTCTTTTTCCGGTAAGTCTCCGCGCCGTGTTGGAAGTTCTCCCATCCTGCCGGCTTGTAAGCCTTGTACGGCACGGCAGTCACGGCGCTCATGCGTTTCCCTCCGTTACCTCGGTCGGATTGGAATATTCCGCTACAAGCTCGGCATAGCGGTCAGGATGCTTCGATTTGAAATTGCTTACGTTGGCGGAAACTGTCGCAGGTGTGACATGGCACAAGGCAGCCACGTCCTTCGTCCGCATTCCCGACAGCCTCATCCTCACTTGGTCTTCGACGGAATAAGAAAGCTTCTCGGGCTTCGTCTCGGGCTTATCTTCGGGTAGGTCGGCAGGTTCCGCTTCTCCACCTTCAGAATCTCCGGCTTCACATACGGTTTCTTCTGCCTCTCCGCTTCCGACTTCTTCCAGTCCGCTACAATCTTCTCCATGCTGTGCATTCAGCTTGCCTCCTTCCATCCAATCACTCAGTTCATCCGTGCATTTCGGGCATAAGTCCCGTGGGCTTCCAACCGTAGCCGCTCCGCACATCCACCAGATGCCGCATACTTCGCTCATTTTCGGCTCGTCGTAGAATGCCCCGCACCGGTCACATTTCCTTGCTACTGCCATCGGCTTCATCCTCCAAATCTTCTTTAATCAGTTCCACGACAGTCTTGTATGCTTTGACAACTTCTTTCAGTCTGAATATTTCCCTGTCCTGCAATTCTGCACGTCTCCGCGCGGCTTTTAATGCCTCTGTGAGTTCGGACTGTTTCGTGTCCATCTTGTGCAGATGTTCCGCAACTGCTTCGACGCGTTTTGCAAAATTCGGCATAAAAAAGCGACATCCTTCACAAGTCTTCTGCGACGTCATTTTGCATGGTTTTTTTACATTGAACTTATCGTAATATGTGCAACCTGTTTCCTTCTGATTCATAGCCTTGAACATCAGCCGTGAATTAATAAACTGCTGTGCCAACTGCTGTGCTGTTTTCGGAATAGCAGTGTTCCTTTGCGGTGTTCTTATCGCCATTTCCTCTCCTTTCTCAGTTGAATGTAAACATTACCGGAATGAGCAACACGGCAAGCACGAACGCGATTGTCGCGCATCCCATTCCCATTGCGATCCCTTCAAAGAATCGGTCTTTCAACTCCCTGTCATACTCCTCAAACATTGTTCTTTGCCTCCTCGATCAGCTCCCTGAGCCGCTTTTTCTCGTGTCCAGTTAAGTCATGTCTGGCTCCGTCCAGAAAATAAAACGGATGCTCGGAAAACGGTTCCTTAATAGCTACCTGATATACATCACCCGTTCCGATGACATATGTGTTCAGCGTGGCGCGGATGCCCTTGCCAACTCTCTCAACCTTGATGCTGATTGTTTTCATACCGCCGCCCTCGCAATCTGTTTGACAACTTCTTTTGCAATTTCCTGCGCAGATAACGGCGTAACGCTTCCGATACCAAGCTCGTTCTCTCTTGCGATCGGGTTGTATCTCGGCGCGGTCTCGAGCCTGCCCTGATATCTCGCGTAGTCCTGCAAGGCAACAAACCTGACCGCGAGCTTTCCACCGGTGAATACGTCCGAGACGGTGTACCGATACGGTGTATTTGCCTGAATGCCCTTAATGAGCTGCCTGACGTATTCCTTCGAAACACCCAGCTCTTCCGCTGCCTCGCGGATTGATAAGAATTGTTTCATACGCTCTCCCTCTCTTCCACAAGGTCGTCAGCCTCTTCTTCTACCATGTCGATGACGACCTCAAGCGCCAGATACTCGCTGTAGTCGATAATGTCGATGTCGTAAGCAA